AAACCCGCCCTAGTTTTGCGTATAATAAATCGTCAACATCAAATTGTCCACGGTCCCGGTATTCACCCCGGAGCTCGCCGTGGTCATGTAGATCCCCGCGCTCGCCGCAATCGCCGCGTTGTCGAACGTTGTCAACTGCGTTCCGGCCGCGAGCGCCGTGATCCCCGCGTTCACGATCTTCGTTCCCGAGCTGCCGAAACTCCCGAACGCCCGCGCTTCCAGCGAAAAGGCGAGCGAGGTTCCCGTATCGACCGATGCCTGGATTTTCGAGATCGTCGTCGCTCCGTCGAGGAGCGCGCCGAGCGGCTGGGTCATGTTCGTCCAGGTTCCGTCGGCATTCGGCGGGATGATGTAGGTTTTTGTAAATTCCGGAGCGGCCAGCCGTTCTGAATTGGCGCAGAACGAGGGCGTCGCGACGCCGCTTCCAAGGGTAAACACCTGGGCGACCGCGCTTACGATCAAGCCTTTCAGTTCTATCGATCCGACCGAACCGGCAATTGAAAGAATTTGCGCCATGTTGGCAAGCGAGGAGTTGAAAATCGAAACCCGCCCGAGAGATCCGTTTACCTGAACGAAGCATCCGGGCGCGCCGTTCAAGATCTGGCTCGTTTGGCAGCCGCAATTTTCGACGATGAGATTATTGAGGGTATGGCCCGCATTGACGATAATGGGCTGGTTGGCGGGATAAGGAAGCGCGCCATACGAATAATTGAAAACCAGATCGGAATTGACAATCCGCAACACGTTGGTAATCGATCCCGTTCCGGTTGTCTCCCCTATTAAAACCGGCGCCGCGCAAATTTGATCGTTTGCGCTGTTTACGCCATAGTTTATGAGCGTCACCCGCCCGACATTCGAGGACCCGGAAATAATGAACCTTGCCGACGATCCGTTGACGGTATTGAAGAAAAGATTTTCAAGGACGATATTGTCGATCAGGTAATTCGCCCCCGCCGCGCCGAGTATCCGTACGCCATAGGTAAGTTCCCCATTAAAGACAAAGCCGTTCCAATAAAAGTTCGAGCAGCCCCCGTTTGAGCAATAGGGGTTTATGGTGCCCGGCATGAGCGCCAGATATTCCGAGAAATTCATCGCGAGACCGTCATCGTTTCCGTCAACGAAGCCGTCCCGGCCGATGACGTCATTCATGGGACCCCAGAAATGGATGCCGTCCTGATTGTTGGCGAAATGGTCATAATGAATCCGAATTCCGCTTATCCGCAGCTTGTTTCCATTGGAAAGCAGGAGTCCGTATTTTTCCGCATTGATGATCTGCACGTTGTCGATGGTTAAATTCTGGAAGCCGCCGTAAAAAACGCCGACGCACCACATATTACCGCTGCTTCCCGCCGGCCAATCGTTATCATTCAGTCCCTGGTTTCCGCCATTTGCATTGATGGTGAGGTTTGCAAGCGTCATGTTGACATCGACAACCGCCTCGCCTATCGCCAGACCTTCTCCAAGGGTAATATTTACCTGGGTGGAAACAATGCCGCTGCCGGCGGGAACGGTGTTGCGCTGCACGGTTATCGTATCACCCGCGATGCCGGTAACCAGCAGGTATTCGGTATTGCCGGAGTTGTCCGAAACCGACAGATAGTAAGGGTTGACGGGAGGGTCGAAATATTGCCCGGCGCCGGAAGTAATCTGAATCGACGTTCCGGCCGTTCCCGGCGCCGTTGTCCGCAGCACGTTCGATGAGCACGCCAGGCAGCGGTGCACGTTCCGTATCGCGGTGCGGCTCGATCCAATTGCCAGGTAAAAACCCGTGTTCCATCCCTGGCCGACGATGGCGACATTGGCGGGGTGGTTGAGCCCGGTAATGAGAAAGGCTCCATCGATGACCAGCGTTCCGCCGCCCGCGGCCGCAAGGACATTCAGCGCTCCTTGCAGCGTCGCCGTATCATCCGTCCCGCCGCCGGTATTTACGTTCGAATTCGCATGGATTCCCGAGAGCTTGGAGGCGTAAACGACTTTCGAAGATAGAATGCCGCCTCCGCCTGAGGGAGTAATCCACGATCTATCGCCCGCGGCGGTGCTCGAAAGTACCATGCCGTCGGCTGAAGGGTTGCCGAGCGTTGGTTCCTTTTCCGATTCGGCCGTTTCGGCGCGCGCGGTTTCCCCGGCAATAGCCTCCGACAACTCGTTTTCCGCCGCTTCCGCGCGGGTGACCTCCGCGGTCACCGATGCCGCGGTAGCCGCATTGCCAAGCTGCGTCGTGATCCCCGACCCCACCGCCATGGCATAGATCGGGTTCCCTTGTGCATCCGTCTGCGGTACTCCGTCAATCACATAGGGCACCAGCGCCATTGTGGCGGGGTCTAAAACGGGCGATATTTCTCGGACGGTCATATTTTTTTCTCACTTCCTTCTGCCTTCTTGTTGCCTTCCCCCTGCCTTCTCCCTGCTTCTATATTTTGTACAGACTCAGCGGCATCGTGAACCGGTTGTAGCTCTCGTGGGTGATCTTCAGCACGATCTCACCGGCTGCCTTCTCGCTGCCGAGCAATTTGACATTGCCGGAATACGCCTCCCCGTTATCCGCTCCGAACGGCCAGCCGTCCCCCGAGGAAAAGGCGATGTTGCTCTTCCGTCCGGTCGAGGAGTTTGTGAGGGCCGCTGCCAATAGCGCCGCCTTGCCGAGGTTCCCGGTGAAGGTGAAGCTCGTCTCGTACTGGTCGGTGGTTGCATCGATGCCCGACGCCTGCCCGCCGATGGACACGCCGACATCCATGGCGTAGACCGATTTCGCCTTGAAGCCGTCCTGGGGGAACATGAGCCCGGAGACCCCGGCGAGGCTCATCCCTCCCTGGGACGGGCCGTCGTTCGCGTTGCGGGCAAGCGCGCCAATACCGCCAAGCGGCGGAACCAAGAGCATGCTTAGCTTGTCCTCGAAGTATTTCAGCGGTTGCCAGAGCGCGCCGCCCTGATCGTGCTTGATGAGCCAGACCGTGCAGGGGCTGAAAACGACGTCCGGGCCGAAGGGGTAAAACCCGTCGGAGGGGTCCAGCGAGCCGATACCGCCGCTCAGCCCGGAGTCGATGGAGAGCTGGAAGGGCAGGCAGCGCGCGCCCTGTTCCGTGCCTGAATAGGTCCAGCCATGCGCGGCGATGAGCCCATTGAGCGCAACCTTGTCGGATGCCGGAAGATCGAGCTGCATGTTGCAGATCCTATAGTCGGTGGCGCCGGTCGAGTCGTTATCGAAGAAGTGCCAGTCACCGAGGTGCGATTTCACCGATTCGATCACCATGTGTATTTCGCACTCATAGCCCGGCCGCGGCCGATTGACGGTCACCGCCTGGGCAGTCCAGAGCGAGCCGTCGGTGTTGATCGGCGTCAGGGTCATGGTGTCGGCGGACATTATCGGCGTCCCTCAAACGGTCGGCATGGCGGACATTGGCTATCCTCTTCCAAGCAATCAGAATTCAACGGGTGCGGAGTATCGCCGTGAACACACATGACCGAACACTTCTCCGCCTCCGGGCATTCCATGCAATTTATCGATTGTCCGCAGGCCTGCATCATATCAATTCAGCCCAGCCAGATGATCGTTGATCGTGGACATGAAGCGCTCGCCATTCCCGCTTCGTATCGCCGTAGTTGCGCTTTCCAAAAGGTTCCCGGCGGCGTCGTGAACGTGGATATTGAACGTATGCAAGCTGTTATTGGCGATATTCCGCGTCTGCGTATTGTTATAGACCTGGGAGCCGCGGGGAAGGTTCACGTACTCCGGCCCTTGCTCGCCGACAAGCGCCATGCCGCCGGGGGCGTAGGAGGTGCCCAGGGCGAAGCCGGAGATCGCTCCCTTGATCATGGTTCCGGCTGCTTCGATGAGCGCGCCTTCGATTGCCGCCTTTGCGAGACCGGCCGGCCCGAGCGTCGCGATATTTTTCGCGGTGTCGATCCCGAGGTAAACCATGAGCTCCTTCTCACCGAAATCAACGAGCACGCCGAGGAGCTCGCGGAGCCCGTCCTTCGCGGCGTTCTTTTTGCCGGAGAACATGGAGCCGAGAGCCTTGCCGACGCCTTCCGACATCTGCATGGTGATCTCGATCATTTTCTCACGGTGCTTTTCGGCTTCCTCCTGCATTTTCTTGTTTGCGTCTTCCACCATTTTTAAATGCCGTTGCATTTCCTTCGCGAGTTCTTCACCTTCCTTTTTTGATTTTTCCAACTCTTTTTTCGCGGCTTCATCGGCGATATCGGTTTTCAGATTCACCATTTCCTGCTGTTGTTTTTTTATCAGCGTTGCCGTTTGTTCCCCGTTTAACTTCCGAAGATCGATCTCCTCCTTCTGCTGGATGCCGAGGATCGCCAATTTGCGAGTGCCTTCATCCTTTATCGATTTCGCCTGCGACTCTTGCAGTTCGGCATTGTCGCGGATCTGAAGCTCTTTTTGCCTCTTCATTTCTTCCTGCTGTTCCTTCTGCAGCTTTAGTCCAGCTTCGCCGGCCTTCTTCTGTTCCTCCGTTTGCTTATAGCCATGGATGTCTTCACCTGATTTTTGGGACATATCGATAGCAGCAGAGGTAATGATATTTGCTGTTTTTAAAGCATCTACTCTTAATCTTTCCGCATGCGCTCGCTCCTCTACCCCTATCATATCGAGTTTATTTTGCCAAAAAGTTATATACCCTTCCTCGGCTTTAATGCTTTCTTCCACCCCCTGCAGAATTGATTTACCAGCGCCGGCATCTTTGTATTTTTCGAGAGTTTCCTTTAAATCCTCGATTCTTTTTTTTTCATCCTCCAAGCTTTCGACTATTCGCGTTTTTGTTCTTTCTAATGCGCTTGTTTTGCTTTCACCGGCAATAGCGGCTGAAATATCCTGCCATCCTTCTTTCCATGCTTTCCCCAGTAAATCCCATCCCTGAATATCTTCCTTTATCGCCTTCGTTTGATCGCCTATGTGTTTATTGATTTGATCGAATATCGATTGCATTCTTTCGGTAGAATCGGCGGCTCCTGTTATTGCGATATGATAGCGCCCGAGTTCTCCGGTATCGCTTGAAATATTCCGGCCGATAATTTGAGCTGCGGTGCCAAGGTCTACACCCAAGGCGCGGGAAAGATTTAATTCTGCCGGAATGAGCTTTGCAATCCACATATCATCTTTGACATAGACGGCTAATCTCTCTTGCGCAGTTACAGTATCTTTTCTGCTTATGAGTAAATTTGCTTCTAATTGCGCGGCTTGAAGACTTAATATTTGAGAATAATGCCCGAGGGTTATCGTAAGCGATCCATAGGCAAGGCTTTGTTCCTTAAGTTCTTCTCTACCCTTTTTCAATTCCTGAAAAATCTTCATTGCCCCTTGCAAACCTATAAATCCAATTGCCGCACCCTTCAGGGCATTGATAAAATTGCCGCCGATTTCATCTCGAAGTTGTTGAAATGCGGTTTTCGTCTCCTTTACCGATGGTGGCACATTCTTCGTATTCTCCACGATCTGCTGCAAGGAAGAATTAATAGCATCGGCGGAAGCCTTCGCATCGGCGCGCATCTGTTCCATGGCCTTTTGCGCATCCTTCTGCATTTCCGCAAAGACGTCATTATCGTCCGTCTTCCCTACGGTTACCTTGATGTCCGTGTCAGCCATTATTTTTTATTCCGCTTTTCCGCCGCTTCGATTTCGATCTTGTTTGCAACGTGCGAGCACAGGTTGAACGCCTGCACGAGCATTACCGGTTGATACAATCTCGCCCCGCCGTCCGGAAACTCCCCGCCATTTCGCCATGTAAAAAAATAGGGAAGGGTCATTCTCGTTGTTGAATCCGCCGCATACGCAATCGGACATCGCTTGAGTTTGAAGAAGCCCTTCCCATGACATATGTCGCACCTTTCATTGAAATTACAGGTGCATGTTATTCGATGCTCTCCCTCGGTATCGACTTCGCAGCCATTGTCTTTCTTTTCCTCTGCCGTGCAACTGCCGCAATCGAAAATCTTCGACCGCGGCTCATATTCGTTGCCGACCGCGACAATCAGCTTTTTTTTTGCTCGCTCGTCAGGTTATTCGCGCGGTGCCAGAGCGAAAAGACCGCCGACCGTTCCGCACCCGTGAACAGCGCCGCCGGACTCGTGACCGCGGCAAAATCCGGCATGGCGCCGCTGGGATCGCTCCACCCCCGGACGATTTCATCGAAAAAGCCGGCCGTGTCCCGAATCCAGGCGTTGTATTGATCGGGGCCGATCACGTCTTCGCCCGCCTCGTTTTTCTTGAATCCGCCGTTGAAAGCCTCATTGATTTCGATGAGGCGGAGTTCATTTGCCCCGGTTTTCGTCGCAAAGGTCCAGGTTACGCCGTCGTCGTCGGTGATGGTCACCGTTTTCTGCCGCATGCTTAAAGGAATCATTTGTCACCCCTCCTGCTTGAAATGGAAGCGGGGCTTTGCGGCCCCGCTCGTGGTTATGAGCCCGTCGTGAAGTTATACGATCCCGACCATGCGCTGGCGCCGCTGTTATTGACCGCCTTGACGCGCCAGATATACCTGGTGTTTGCCGCGAGCTCCGTTGAGAAGGTTATCGCTTCGGAAGCGCTGGTGAGCCCGGTGAGGCTGATTATCGGCGTTGCGAAGCCGGTATCAGTTCCCAAACTCACTTCGAGGTTATAGCTTTGCGCGCTTACCTCAGGCGACCACGTAAAGGTGACGGCCGTTCGGCTCACCGCCGTCGCTTCGTTGCCCGGATTGGTCAAAACCGGCTCATCCGGGTCCACGTCCGAGGCGGGATCATCAATCAGCAAAGCCCAGTTGTTGCCGATGATGATGCCGTCGATTTCGAGCGTATTGATGCCGTTCTCGTTGCCGGGTTTCAGCGCGGTAATCTGGAGATTCCCCGTTCCAAAATAACTGGTCCTGATCGAGAGCGGGTATGCACTAGTATTGATCGTCACCGAAAAGTCGGTGAGGTCGCCATTATGGAGGAAATCGAAGGGATTCTCATCGGTGCCGACGATGTATGGCTTCTCGAATATTTTCACCTTGATTTTGCTCTTGCGGTCCGTGATGTCCGCGCGAGCGAAGCCGAAGGGAGTCGTCATATCCTTTATCAATTCGACCTTGTTCCCGAGATCGAGCTCGAAGGAAAGAACGCTATATGCCTTCCCCATGATCGAGACGTTTGACGCCTTCATGACGGCCGGAATAACATCGCTGAGCTGGGTGAACGGTCCGGTAGGATAGGTGGCCATTGCCGGGGTTGCGGGGACCGCGCCCTTACCGGTGAACTCCGCGCTTATCGGCTTCCCTATTTCGCCCTTGATGACCGCGGTAAACATGCAGCCGACCGCACGGGTGAGAAATGATTGATTCGTCCCATTCGCTCCCGTATACTTATTGAGCGTCATCGATTTCCAATTATCGATGTAATCAGACGTGGGGCTATAGATGTTTGGATAAGCCGCAGAGATTCCGACCGTGGCTTGCATACCGCAGCACTGGAAATATTCCTGGAAGCTGTCGGCGATCGCCGGCCCGAGGGTATCCAGGTAGGTCGTGATCTTCGCTTCGGCGGATACCGTGCCCGGCACGCTCCGGTGCTGGTCGAATTGCCCGGTAGCGAATGCCATCGCCGTCATTTCGGTCGTGGTATCGAGGCTGAATCCGTCGGCAACCTGGAGGAAATTGGTTGCCGTGAGGCCGGTCTGTTCGGTCCCGATGGTACTTTCAAGCTCCCCGAGGAGCAGGTCCAGCTGTTTGTATGCCATAAGGCAACCCCTTTCTTAGGGTAAGGTTGATGGTCCGACGGTTTCAATGAGTCCGGGGCCGATCTGGGTATTTCCGGTGATCGTTTGCAGAGGCGCCGCGCCGGTAAAGTCTTCAAGCTCCGTGCTTTGGTAATGCACTTCGAGATTGAAAACAACGGAGGTCGGCTTGAAAATATCCCCGGCCTTCTCGATTGTTTTCTTGAATCCCTTGTAAATCATATAGGCGTTGCCGGATAGCGGCAGATTCCCCTGTTGAAATCGCACCCGGTATTTGATGGCCGCGATAACCTGATCGATGAACTGATCTATTGCATGGACGGGCGTCGGTTGCCCGGCGCCGGGATTGCTCACCGCGTTCGAATTTGGGTTAAACGGCGTGATTTTGATAGCGAAATTGCAGACATCGAAGCCATAGGCGGCCATGGTCGACGTTTCAGGCCGGTCATCGGAATAGCTGATGTCGGCCGCCGGGTAACTCACCAGCGCCAAGTCGGGCTGATTGACGGTCCCCATGTTGAACGAATACCCGTTCGCTACTGTGATCCCTTGCAGGAGCCCGGCGATTTCGGCGGCGAGATCGGTGAGGCGTGCCATTACTTTTTAATCCTTCGCTTTGAATATCCGGGGCATAGGTGGAGCTTTTCGCGGTCCCCGATCCCGGAGCAGTTGCCGTTTAACTGGCGTTCACCAGCCGCCCTCGCGAGCTCGCATTCAGCGCATTTTACGGGATGGGTCATTGCTATCCCCTCACCAGATCGCAGCTTCCGCCGGTCCTGTTGATACCCCTGATCGCCATGTCCTGGAGCCAGAAAATATCGCGGCTGAGGAGCTTTCGGGTACGCTCCGTTTCACGGCTGAAAAGGCCATATCCAACCATGTACTTTTCATTGGCGTAGGTATTGACGTCATTGACGCCGATATTGTCCCGGAAAACCATGAGACAGAAATAGGCGCGGGCATATTCCATGATGCGCGGATGGAGCGGCAAAAGTATCTGCGAAGTCAAAAGCCCGTACTCCATGGCCTTGTAGTTGATGTCCTGGTCCAGGAGATCGAGCCAATCGCTTACCCGGCTGTCATTGGCAACGATGAAATTTTTCACCACCGCATCTTGAATCGCGCATGCGTAACCGCTCGGACCCTGGGTAATGTAAAAAAGCGGCGTCGCCCAGGATGTGCAAGAGGTAAGGGAAATGGAAAGCACGTCACCCCTGGTAATGTTCCCCATGGTCACGTTATTATTTTGCGGATCGTAGACCGCGCCGTACTGATTGACCGCCTTGAATCCGGGGAGACCGGCAATCGACCGCATGCCCAGCCCGCCGTTGAATGCCACGTCCGGCGTCGTGTTCGCGCAGGCGATCAATGCCGTCGCGCCGCTTCCTGCCGCCAGCGAAACGGGGTACATGCAGCCGTCAAATTGCGCCTGGCCGGTCGTGAGGTAATGCAGGATGCCGCATTGATTGGTAACCCACGGGTAGGTATTGGTTGCCGGGTTCGCACCCGGATTCTGGTCGAAAAAATCATAGGTGGGACCGCCGAAGGTTATTGTAGGAGTACCCATTATTTCAGCCCCGCGTTTCGGATGACGTTCACAATGGCTTCGACGTACCGGCGCACCACGCGATCAAAAAGCAGGTTCCGGGCGCGATAGAGGAATTGATCGGGGTGAATACCATGGATGAAAACTTTTTTCGCAAAGAAGGATTCTCCTCCGGCTACCCAATGGAGAATGTGGCGCGGCGTGTTTTTCCCTTCGACGGTAAAACCGACTCCATGCGGGCCGAATTCTCCCGTGCCCTCATGCTGGAAATCGATGTAAGGTGCTCGATCTTTATTAAGGGAAACCGTGCCGGAAGTCTGGTTGGGATTTATTTCAGATTGGATAGCCTGTTCCGCCGCGCCGGATCGGGTAACAAACCTATGATTTGTCCGTGCCTCTTCGCGAATCCAATCAAGGCTGTCGATGGTGGCGAGGTTTAGCTCGCGCGTCTGCTCTTCCGACCCGCGTTTGAGCTTCGCCTGAAGCACCGAATCGTCAAAGGTTATCGAAATTCCCACGGTCCCCTCCGAGGTGAAAAAAGGGGGCGGATGCTGCCCCGCCCCATGATCTTACCCCAGGAGAGCGCAGATAAACGCGGGCTGCACGGCCGCGAAGCCGTAGGCAAGATGCAACTCCCACGTCCGCTGACCGTACTGGGCAATATCGAGCATCAGGAAGGTCAGCCCGGTCTTCGTGTCGCTGATCTTCAGTTGTTCGATGGTCGGATTGTCCGGGATGATAGGCGGACGAATCGCGCCGACAACCGATGAGCGTTCAAGCACGACGTTCCCGGTATAGCTCGCAACCGGGGTGACGGTCATGCCGGACGCGAGAGGAACCTTCGCGATACCCGGCCGATTGAGGAGAATATTCCCGGCCGAGCTGAGGGTGGAGGAATTGATGACGTGATAGGCCGCCGTTGCCGGGGTCGTGCCGAAGGTCACGAAATCGTTGGACGAAAGGCTCAAGGTTGCACCCTGGCCGCCGACACCGATGGTCTGCGTGGTGAGAGCATCGGTCGAATCGGTTGTCACGAGATTCGACGCGCTTCCGGCCGCCACTTGGCCGACCTGGGCCGATTCCGCAATGGCAATACCGAACGCCGGGAGGAAGATGCCTTGACGGAGCTGGTCGGGCGATCCTGCCTGGTAGAAGTTCTGGTAGACGCCGAGCTGCCGGAGGTTCAGGCCCGCGTTGGTATCGATGATCGCGGTGAGCCCGGCATCCGGGCAACCTTGATCGAGGAGCACCTTTTTCGCCGCCGCCAGCGCATTGAGCTGGTAATAAATAGTCGTGCCGGCGCTATTCTGGAACGGAGTCTGGCCGCCCGTACCCACGGCGCGGGAGGCGCCGGCAAGAGCGGCCGTCCATGCCTTCAATTCCGCATCGTTGCGAAGGGTACGCATGCCCTGCTCGACCATCTGCCGGATCCAGTCCGTTTCGATGGTCGCGTTTTCGAGGGAGCGCTGTTGCTCACCGGTCAGGTTCCAGGAAACCTTGCTCGAATTGGTGATCGTCACCTGGACATTCTGAGCAGTCGCATCCATGCCTGAAGGCGGGATGTTCGACGGCGTGAACGCCGCAAGCGTCGCGGGCGGGGCAACGGGTACGATGACCTTATCGCCGATAGCTACGCCCTTGTCGTCGAAGGTGTTGGAAATAGCTTCGAGCATCGCGGTGCGCTCATTGGCAATCGTTTGCGCCGCGCTGAAAAGCAGCGGAGACAGGGCCGTTAAAGTGTTGCTCATACCTTACTTCCTTTCCGGCCCTCATCGAGAGCCATGTTAATCATTAATCAGCTTGTTTTTAAGATTGAGCACAAATCTTGCGCGTTCTTTGGGATCCAATTTATTCCATTCGGATTTTTTCATCTCGATCCCGCCGTCGGCGTTTTTCTTCCCTGAACTCGGGCCACCAGCAGCCGAACTGCCGCCGGGAACCTGGGTGTTTTTGATTAAATCCTTGTGCTCCTTGCTCCAAGCATTGATGCCATCCTTGAGGCTTTTTTCCTCTCCGTCAATCATAAAAACGACGGATTCTCCATCATCCGCGAGTTTTACCGTTCCGTCGCTTATAAGTCCTTTGACGACATAACTCGAAACGCCTGTCACGAGAAGCGGTGCAAGGCTTTCATTCAAACTTTGCGAAAGCGTCTTCAAACGGATACGCTCTTTGGTTGCGGTGTTCTCGGTGGTAAGGGCATCGATTTGGGTCGTGAGCTTTTTCACCATCTTTTCGAGTTCCGAAGCCTGTCCAGCTTTCCCGGAGGCCTCTTTGAATTCCTTGATTTTCTGCGGCGTCTCCGGGTCGGTCGGATCGAGTCCAATTTCGGTTAAAGAATCTTCCAATGGTTTGAACCTTTTGAGGAGCCGGTCGATCTCGCTCCGGGCTTCCCCATACTTTCCCTTTAACGGTTTCAGGGTTTCGATTTCAGTTGTAACCGTCGCAATGGCGGCCGCGTTACCAACGATAGCGCGTTCGTCTACGGGTAGGCTTGCTTGAATTTCTTCAAAAGTTCTTGCCATAATGAAAACTCCTTTTCCCCAACGGGGATTTATGATTGACGTTCCCGCCTACGGCGGACTGCGGGGCCAACGGCCCGGTGAATTGGTAGAAAACAAAAAAGGCCACCTCCGATAGATTCCCGTTAGGGGTTCCATCGAAAGCAGCCTTTAGAGTTGCTTGAAAAGCTATGTCAAAGATATATTAATGCACTTCGAGTTTTTCTACTTCGCTGATAATTCCTTCGCGCGTCACATTGAAAATCACCTTGCCCTTTATCTTGTTGTGCGTCAGGTCTTGCAAAAGTCGAATTGCGAGCGCGATTTTATCCTTTTCACAATATTCTGGACTTTTCGGTTTATTGGTCATAAAAGTAATTCCCGCCAATGGATGATGCAAATAATTATTTCCCGAACACCGTTCCAGCTGGAACATCGGGAGTCTGGTCGCTTGGGTCATTCCACCCCGGCAAATAATCCCGCCATCCATCGGGGTCATCGGCAAATTTTGCAGCATTGCCCTTACCCATGATGGCCGCCCGTTTATCAGCATCAAGAGACCTCAAATATGCTTTCCCTCGATCCGGGTCAAAATCATCGCCGGACGCCGAAGCGAGTTGATTAATATAGATGCTTGACATAATACAATGGCAATTATGAACAATGACCCCGTTGTTAATGTATATTTGTTCTGGTTCAACTTGGAGGTCATAAACATGTCCCGAATAGGAGTTGAACTTGATATTGACAATTTGATCGAAATATATCTCAGCGGCGTGTCTGAATATGAAATCGCTTATGGCTTGGGGGTTAGCAGAAATGTGATCAGAAGCAAACTTGTAAAAGCCGGAATTAAGCCCCGTGGAATCAAAGAGGCCGTTACCGCTGCTAACATTAAATACGCATCTCCGGAAAGAATCAAGGCGGCCCATGATGCCATTCGGGGAACTAAACGCTCTTTCAGCGAGCTTTGCGATAAAGCCAAAAGCAAAGAGAGAACACAAGGCGGCAAGACTTTTGTTGAAAATCTTTTGGCAGAAATGCTTTTGCAACATAGCCTTAATGTCACGCAACAAAAGGCCATCGGTCCTTACAATATCGACATAGCCATCAATGAACCTCCCGTCGCCGTGGAAATCTTCGGCGGTCACTGGCATAGTTGTGGTCGTCATGCAGCTCGATTCTTTGACCGCTCGAAATATATCCTTGATGCGGGATGGTCTCTGGTTATCATTTGGATCGATGCAAAAAGAATTCCCCTTACCGACTTTGCTACTAATTACCTGGTCGGTTTTTGTGATAAATTGTGCTTCAACCCATCCACGGCGCGTCAATATCGGGTGATTAGCGGTAACGGTAAGCCTCTTCTTAGATGCAGTAATTATTTCAACGATGACACCGCGATAGCGAGACTTTGTGGCGGCAACGAGCCTACCTTCGAACCAAACGCGACTATCGGGTAAACAACAATGGGGATGGAATGGGTAATCGAGCCCTTGGTCTTTTGGATAGACTCCGGGGCTATATCCGTAAAGATCAGCATTGCATATCACGTCACAAATACAAATACAATCGTGATCCGAAGCCAATGAAAATTTGATCGCGGTTATTGAAGGATCGCGTATCGCTTGAAGTCGCGCCCCTTGTCCATAAGCCCGCGCCGCTTCCGTATGCAATATCCGGTCTGCGTTGTACCGCTGTTTGTAGTATGCCGCATATTCTAATTTCCGATCTACGGTTTTCCATGCTCGAGCCTGACATTTATCTACCACATCCTGATATGCCCGCCGAAGCTTCGAAGTGCTAGGATTGATCAAGTTGTCGATGCCGCGTTGCGCCTGCCGGAGGTCGGCGTTAAAGGATCTGATAAACTCCGGATCATCGGGGAGTCCGGAAGTTTCTGCTTGCCGCGCAACTTGTCTGATTCGCTCAAAAACCTTGGGAATGTCTCCTATCTGAAGATTTTTTTTGTACAATCCTTGAACGACATCATTAAAATTATTGGCCCGGTCGATGGATTGCCGCACCGCTTGAAAAATCTCATCCCCGCGCGAAAGTTCATTGATTTTGGCTGAAAGCGTCACGCCGGAATTGTCGTAAATCTCGTGGAGGAAAAGCTTTTTCACCGCTACTGCGTCAGCAACGCTTTCGACACCAGCACCGATAGCGAGCGATTTGCAAATAATATCCAATACCTCATCTTCAAGCGCGGCGGAGAAATTATAGGCAAGGAGCGCATCCCTGACTATTTTCTCAATTCGCTTGCTATCGATGAGTTGATCGCTCATGTTTTTGCCTGGTGAATTTTCCCGATCATTTTATCAAACCGCTTTCGCAATTGACCGGCAATCCTATCGCTTGCCGCGTTGGCAAGGGGCTCGATCAAACTCCGGGTTTTGGCGCGCACGCGTCCTTGTACCGGCTTTTTCCAAAGAAATGCCCGAAGCGGCCAACCGCGGTATTTCCCGATAATAAGCAGGTTATATTTGTTTTCCCACGCCACGAGAACACGCACCTCTGCCGTGCTGCAATTTATCACGTCTCCCTTGGTCGTAGAGGCAGGATCACGGACGAGGGTATCATAACCATCCGCGCCCGAAGGACCAGGGGCGGTGACACGTTTCCATCCTTCTAACGCATAGTGCGTCATTGCCTTCGGGTGGTTGGTATGCAGAGCCTTTTCAAGCTCCCCCTCTTTCATGAGCGTTTCGAAAACAAAGATATAAGCGCCGCCGGTGGAACGAAGAGGGATCATGGTATCACCTTTGTAAGTACGACCGTGATATACTCATCTTCTTCGTCGATTTCCCGTGCCATTACATAACGCTTGTCGGCAAGATACCTGAAATTAGAGAGAAGCAAGTGAATTGCCTCATGCTTTCAACTCTGCCGCCGCAGGAATCGCGCCATCTCCCTGGAATTTTGAATCAGCCGCGATACGTTCTTGCAAATCATTTCCCGTATCCGTATCGGTACCGAACCATCGCCCGGCAAAATAAACTTCAATCTCCTGCGCGAGCGGTTTGCTCGGGCTGTTTTGATACATCTGCATCATGTCTCCCGCTAACTTATCATTGATACCCGGATCGAACTTCTGCGGATAACGAGGATCAAAGGAAAAATTCGCGCCGGTATATTCTTTGTAAAGATCAGCTATCGCGAGCTCCAAATTTTTGGCTGCAATGGCGGTTCTCTTTAACACCGTTTCTTCCCCGATAAAATCCCATTCTTTTGATATTCCCGAAGATGCCGCGCGCGGCTGGGAAACCAATACCCCTTTTTGACCGGCGCATTCCCTGATGGCCGATTTCATGCGCTCACAACTTTCAAGGGCGTTTTTCAAATGCTCTGGATTCGGACTAATGATACCCGGAGGAATCTTGGCTGTTTCCGGAATTACCCAGAGATTTCCTGGGCTGATCGTCATCGATTGCTGATCAATGCCTTGAGAATAAAAAATGCAAAACCCCTGGAGTTGTTCCAGATTACGCATTTCTGATTCTTTGTTGAAAAGCGCAAAACAAAGCTTTGCAAGATCGAAATTAGATGGCCGGTCACCCATTGTCGTTGTGATCGGCAAAACCTGCATATTGTTGGTTTTTGCAAAATCAAGCACCGCGATTACCGGAAGCTTTTTAATATTTAATGCCCCTTCTTCAAGAATTACCGTGATGTCCGTTTTGCCGTCATCGCTCTTTTTGACTCGATAAAGATACCAGCTCCCAATCTGCCAGTGGCGATAAGTTTGATAGTATACATCCTCGTCATTGATTTTCTCTATTCTCTTTTCATCATAGAAATCTATGCTTTGAAGTTGACCTGAGTGCGTGGTACTCCATTTATAAACGTCTTGGGCGCGTTTCATATATATATACGGGAATTTACGTTCTTGTAATGCTTCCGCGAATGTCGTCGGCATTTCATCGATGCGATAATTATCCATGATGATAAAGGCCAGGTCGTGCATACGAGCATAAAGCATCGTACTTTCAACCATGTTTTGCAATGGTGTTCCGCAATCATCGCAATTATCAATAAAGGCGGTGAATTGCTCATTATCGCAAACCCTGGGTATAATATCGGAAAAAACTCGGTTTGTCATAGCTTGGATTACTTCTTTAAAAACATTGATATAATAAGCATTCAAGCGGCGATTCTCGTAATAAGCTTCTCGGGGATGTGGAATCAAATAATATCCATCGGAATATCCGTGAGAACCCACATAGGTATGTTCGATAAAATCATAGACACTCATTTTGTTGATGTCACGCCATGCAGTTTGGCTCTGAACCATGAGCCTGTCCGCTTTTGGGGGGATTCCGGAGGGGCCTCCGTACATTGCGCCTGCCGCGCCTACGGCATCGGATGTGCTTCCGCCTTGCGGACCGATTTGAGGGCTTACGACTCCTGGGATAATCGCATTATTGAATTCCATTTTTTTGTTCCTTTACAAATGGGTTTAAATGTTCCTTAAACCATTAAATCGCCGCCATGGTTATCCTGCCTTGCGGGCGATAAATCCTATTGATCGCCTGGCTCATCGTGTCTACGATGTCATCATGTTTACCATGCGGAAAAGTTAAAAGTTCCTGAATCACTTCTTCCACCCAAGGCAACCCAGCGGGAAAATAAATATTTCCGCTTTCGAAAGGGAAAGTCGCCACATATGCCCTTTCATCCTTTGATTTTGAACCTACATCTACGGGAATGAGACCGGAAATTTCTTTTTGCAACATATTAATAGCCGCGCTTCCATTTGCTTTACGCTCAATGAGCTTTTCAGCGCAATTAGGATAAAGCGCGGTGATCCTTCGAATTGCCGCGATTGTTTCTCCGAAATCCCACTTGCCGCGCGTCATGTAAAGAAGGAAAAGGTTTGCTCCGATTTTTCCCCATACCGTGCAAGCGACATAATCCGATTCGGCTTTCCCTTCAAAGGCAAGGTCCCAGGATTGGATAATTCTTTCAAACATAAGAAATTTTGCCGGGTCATAAAAACGCAACCATACTTTTTTAAACATACTCCCTTCGTCTGGAGCAGGTCGTTGTTGGGTCATGGAAGAGTATGAGCGTTCCGAATTTTTGCGCATGTTTTGAATTTTTTCAAGGTTATGGCGTTCAGGCCAAAGCGGGGCGCCAATCGCGCGGGGATCGGCAAACTTTAAAATGGCTTCGCGCGGGTAAATCTTATAGAAATCTTGCTCGGGTTCGCGAATGCCGGGAAGGAGAAGAATTTTCCATTGGCCTTCTTCCTTGTTCAATATTCTTCCGGCGAGGTCGTCCTCGTGCCAGCGGGTGCAGGTGAAGACAACGCGGCTGTCGTTGTGAAGCCTGGTGGTGAATACATCCGTCCACCAATCCCACAGGCGGTTACGGAAAGTGATTGATTGCGCTTCGACACTATCCTTAATAGGGTCGTCGATAATTCCGAAATCAACGCGATTACCCGTGAGCGGGCCGCCGACTCCGACGGCCTTATAACCTCCGCGCCGGTTGACAATTTCAAACTCGTCGGTGTTTCGAAGAAAGTTCCCGCGCGTGTCGCTTTTGATTCGGGAGGCATTCAGAATTGTATCGGGAAAAATTGAATGGTAAATCGGGGTATCGATTTTGCGTTGTACTTCGCGGTTGAATTTTTGTGCCAGATCTGCGCTATAACAGCATGCGGCTATGCGTGCATCGGGCTCGCGTCCGAGAATATAGGCTGGGAAAGCACGGCTTACGATCTCACTCTTGCCATGTTGCGGAGGCTCGAAAACCATGAGCCGAGGTATTTTACCGATCAGAACCATATCAAGAACATTGCAGAGTAACGTATGGTACCATTTTGCTTTATAATCCGGATAGGTAAATTTTACGAAATCAATAAGGTTATAATAACAGAAACCACGGCGTTTCTCCGCCACTCCGGGCGGCAATGCACGCGGGACCTCGGCAGTAGCTATCATTGCACGGCCTCATCTAATAGTGCCGGCGCGGCTTCAATTTCTTCGCCGTACATGATTAACCGATAAGCTGCGGTCATTTCCGGGGAAAGCGTGGATGGATCGAAGGGCGCCCCGATTTCCACCTTTCCGCTGTGCTCCCGCTTCTCCGGAGCGTTGATTCCGAAAATCTTTGCCCGCCTGTCATGACTTTTTAATATTAATTCAAGTGCGGCTATGCGTTCTATGGGTTTGGCTTTGGGATCGGAAAAGATTTGCCACGCTCTGGTATCGACCTGATTTATTTCATTGACTTCGTCGGCGATTATTTCCTGCAATTGTTCGGCACCGACATTTTTAAATCTAGATTTGGCCTGGCTGAGATATGCCTGAACGGTTTTAGGGGTTAACCCCACCTTTTCGGCAATTACCTCGATGCGCATGTGCGCGGCATAGTAGGCGGCAATTTGATCGAGATTGCGTATCCTGTCGGCGCGGCGCTTAAGCTTCCTTTCCTTTTGCAATATGCTTTTATCGAGACCGTACGTATTGGGGTTCATGATAGAATTCTCTCTTTTATATGCTTTGCAATATGATACATCATTTTAGGCATGACGGCGTTTCCGAGACGAGCTTTTCGTTCTTTATATTTTCCAATTAATTTATAATTATCAGGGAAAGAACAAACCCGTAAAAGCTCTTTTTCAGAAAGCACTCTATCTTCAGTCGGATGAATCAGAGAACCAAAACCAGTGCAGCCCATTTTAGTGATCGTTGGACATGGCTTATTTTTAAATATTCTGACGGTTTGATAATGCTTATTTTGTTTCGAAACATCAGCAACAGACAGTCCTGGCTTCAGGAATGGAACCCATCTTTGAAATAAAGGACTTAGTTTTGGCGGCAAAATGTTTTCTTCTATTCCTATTGTTGCTTCTTGAAATGAAATCACCTTTTTGCATGGTTCAGGAAAACTAGGCTCTTTCCCTAAATCCTTTTTCACCCCGACAAAAATCAATCGGTTCCGGCTTTGTGGCACTTCATACCACATTGCATTCATTAATTTACATTTAACATTATAATTTAATGCTTTCAATGTTGCAAGTATTTCCTTAAATTTACCCTTCATGGTTCCCTTAATCATACCAGATACATTTTCCATAACAAAAACCTTCGGTTGTAATCCATCAATAAGCCGGACATATTCTTTATAAAGATCATTTCTTTCATCTAAAACATTTCTTTCCCCCGTTATCGAAAAGCCTTGACATGGTGGCGAACCATCTAATACATCCAAATCACCAACTTTAATTTTGCAAAAAGATAATATTTCTTTAGCTGTTACTGTTTTAATATCTCTTTGCCATACCGGAAAGTCAAAATTTAGTTTAAGAACTTCAATGGCATTGGGTTCAAAATCTATTGCAAGCAATTCCTTAAATCCTGCCCAATGATAACCTAAAGAACTTCCACCTCCACCAGCAAAAGTGGAAATAACTGTTGGACAAAGAGAAGTATTAAAACTCATATCCGCATTTGGGACATTTGTTATTTGTTTTTAGGGTTTCGTTGACTTCGTGATCTTTGTTTTCGGGAACATCAATCCCTAATTCAAAATCCTCAAACCCCATTTCCTTCAACTCCGGTATCTCAAAATCCGCCGCCAGCATGTCCATGTCGAAAATTCCGGCAGTGTTTTTATTGAGCCTGAGATTTAGCCGTTTCATTTCCTCATGAGTCAAAGGCCGATCCGGGACCATGCAATCGGCTTCCGTCTCGCCAGCGGCTATCAAAACTTTGTATCGCGCGTGTCCGCCGATGATAAGGCCGTCCGGCTGGATGCAGAGAGGTTCAGCAAGGCCGAACTCATCAAGCGATTCCTGAAGGTTTTTGAAGCCTTTTTCGAGGATTCGGCGGGGGTTGCGGTCGTATTCCCGGAGTTCGGCGAGCGGGCGGGTTTCGTGGTGCCATTGAATTTTCATCTTTTCCCCGAATTTTCAAAAAATGCAGCACGATCTACTATGCAATTTTCTTATACAATTATCCTTCGGATGTAGAAAAAAGTATATCTCGGCATAGAAAAAAGCAAGAACTGTGATAGATTATTGAATTGCTGGAAGATTTTTGAATAAAATTCAGGCTTTTTTTAATTGGGCGTTTTGGGCGAAATTTGGGCGTGTTGGGCGTTACGCCCAACGGTATACCAAAAACGGGCTTTGGCTGGTAGTAGCAACCCAATAGCAACGAGGTAGCGGAATGATAGCAAATCAGTTTTCCGGAAAACCCCATTTCGGGAAACCGTTTTTGAGGTACTGATTACGGATAAAGTCTAAAGATTTACCACCATGCACCCCAAAAAGAAAAGAAAGGAGAGAAGTCAAAGAGAGAAAGAAAGAAAAAAGCCCCGGCGAAAAAATAAATTTTCTTAGCCTTTAATCTTCGGGGGTTGCCGGGGAATAGATGCAGGGGCAAAAAGAAAGCCCTCTAGCTTCTGAATCCTCTTTATCCTCTCCGGGATAGCGGCGAGGAGGAGGGAGCCACAGGGCTTACTTTATCCTTGAATCTATCCATTCAAAGGGGGGGGGGAATTTATATATAAAAGAACATTTGCCTTCCTGATAAAAATATCATATTTCACTGCTCTTCGCAATGTTTTTATTTTCAGGCATGGATTAAATATAATTCCGGCAATCTGAATCAAGGCAATTTGGAATACCAGATCCCCAGGCGCTCCTTTGCGGGGATTGGTTTTATCGGGGTGATGCGGATCAGGATCAGGCCGAACAGATCACCGAAGCGGCAGTCACACATGGCTGCGCGGCTGTCCTTCGCCCCCAGCGGGCGAAAATCCGGTAGTGTCCTAATTTGTTTTTCTGTCAGGTCGATTATTCTTGCCTCCGTTTAGAATCGGATTAAGAAAAAAATATCCGCCTATTGGCATTAAACCGATCAAAATAGTATATAATAATAGATTGTTCTTGCCTTCTTCCTTCTCCCAAATTATAATATCTATACCGTTCCTGGCGTAATAAGAAGAAGGGGAAAGAGGGATAGTATGTCTTTGGGAATAGCATTTAAAGGTCCAGAAGGCATTGTTTTGGCGGCGGACAGCAGGGTTACATTGCTAACTCCTTCTCCTCAAATGCTGAATTTGCCTCCCATGCTCCTACCTTCCACTTATGATAATGCGACAAAATTACTTCGGATTTCTGAACAGAAATATATTGGAGCCGTTACCTATGGGGTAGGTTCCATTGGGATTAAGGGGGGTTGGGGGGGGCGATTGATGTTGCTACTATAACACGGCAAAATGGTTTTTTAGAAATTCAAAAGAAATGTATAAGGAGAAGAACTATGAATATCATTCAGCTTTTAATGGCGCCGTCTTTGGATAATGGGCCCAATTGCGCAAGCACTAGCGATTGGATTGGAAGGTTCAAAGAGGGAGGTATTTTGGCCTTGGATTCAAGCAACATCCCGACCGTGAATGCATCAATGGGAAATTCGGCGAAAGAACCTTCAAGGAGGGAATCGGTCTTTGGAGAAAATATTCGCGAAACATTCCAGACTATAAAAAAGAGCTTTAAAAAATAAAGGATTCAGGTGTGGCAGAAAACCAAGGTCATCCCGCGGCTGATCCTGCGGCCGGCGTTTTGCGCGGTCTGCCGGGTTTCCGCACCCTGGGGTCAGGGGCATCCGCGCGCACGAGGCGCCGCCCAGCGACGATCATCACGTACTCCGCCGG